TTGTAACGTTAGCTATATTTATATTATTAGTAGTAGTGATTGTTTTGATTATGGTAAAAGGTGGTATTTTGTGGGATATTGACCTCACATTCTTTGTGACACACACAAATAAAAAAAAATAACCATGTATTTGTATTAAATAACCACTAAATCAAATAAATCAGTAACTTTAGTTAAATTTAGTTGACATCAGTAACAACAAAGCCATTTTAGCTAAGCTGTTACTGCGCAATATAGTTAGGGAGCAGAGCCTGTGAAAACAGGCGCTACTACCCTTGTGCTATTATGCCTCAACTGCCTCCTCTTTGAAAGCGTCAAGGCTACCTACTGCTACTTGCTGTCCATTAGCCTCTCTGATTTGTGCACCATTGGTGTGTGCAATAAACTCAGATTGAGCATTAGGGTTTGTAGTAAACTCAGTTTTACGGTAGATAGGACTTTCTCCTTTCATACATACTACACCCGTTTGACCAGCATACTTTAAATCACGCTCAGGGTCTTGCTCATTGAATGGTTCAAGACTTTCTTTGACAATGATTTTACCTACCATATCCTTGCTTGTGTCAAGGGTATTAAGGTCTTTGGTCAAACCTAATATCACAGTTGATACTCTGTTCTTTTTCATCCAACCGTTCTTTACCTCAGTTGTTGATTGCTCAAGTACTACAAAAGAATACTCAGGGTTTTTGCTTGCTCTGATGAAGTTACCTTGCTCATCAGCAACAAATTGACATTTGAAATTTTCCATAATTGTTTATTAAGAAATTTAGTTACAAGATGGGCAATCATCCTGCTGAAATTGTTTTATACGTAATTGCCTACGCATTTTATATTTAGGGAGCAGAGGCATTGAAAAATGCCGTATATGCACATTGAGAGAAGGTACCTTAATACAGTACTTGTGTAGATACTATCACCTACCTACAGATATAGATACTTGTTTTGATTTGAAGTACCTCTCACAATTATGCACGCATTGCATAGAATACATACAGGTATATTTATAATCCTGTATAGATTTTTTTGCAATGTTTAGGATTTACGTACAACCCTTGTAATTTTAAGGGGGGTACCACCGCTGCAAATTTTAGTTGGGGAGCAGATACTATATACCTTCCTAGCACGCCAAACACACAATTTTTGGGGGGCCGTGAGAAATTTTTAACAGGAGTGGGGGGTATGTTCTGACTCAAAAATTTTTATAGGTTGGGGAAATTCTGTATATTGTCTTTATAGGAGAGTTACTAACTAAACAAAAATGATATGGCACAAGAACATAACAATGAGCATGAACTAAGTGAGATAGAGCAAATGCAGTTAGACGCTATCCTACTTGACACAGCATTTAACAATGCATGGTTGATACTGTCCGGAGAACTTACATTTGACCAACTAATGGTGAGCGAGTTCAAAGGCGGTAGAGAACTAATAATGGCTTTTGATCCTGACAATGGACCTCAGCTACACGAATTGCAGAATATGCTAGAACACTTTGTCAAAACTGAAGAGTATGAGAAGTGTGCAAAAATTCGTGATATAATAGAAAAAACGTATCCGGAAACAATAGAAGCGTAAAATCATGGCACTAAAAAAGAAAGCAACTAAGAAAAAAAGTACTGTCAACAAGGCTGGTAACTATACTAAGCCTGGAATGCGTAAAGCGTTATTTGAAAGAATTAAAGCTGGTAGTAAAGGTGGCCGTCCTGGACAGTGGTCTGCACGTAAAGCACAGATGCTAGCAAAACAGTATAAAGCCAAGGGAGGCGGATATAAAACAAAAAAATAATGATTCGTAAAAGATTAATATCAATATTGTTTGTTTTGCTGTTACTTAATTGTGGATCAGCAAAACCGTCATGGGAGTATAAGAAAGCACCTGATACGTTATTTGAAGTAGTTAATGTAAAAGATAACCCAAACGTGACTAAGAATGATAAAACAATACTAGGACTTTTATTTTCAGGTATGGTTTTATTTGTATTACACACATTTGTAACAAGGTAATGGCAAAGGCAGCATCACAAAAAAGTCTAGACAGATGGACTAAGCAGAAATGGAGAACTCCTTCAGGCAAGAAAAGCTCTGAGACAGGTGAAGTATATGCACCGTCTAAGACTATATCTAAACTTAAATCTACTAAGAAGGGTAGAAAGAAGCTAGCAGCAGCAAATGCAAAGAAGAGAGCTGCAACAAAAAAAGGAAAACAACATGCTAGTCACGGTTTACACAAAGGAAAAAACAGAACCGGAGCTAGGAAAAAAAAGGAATAGTTATGAGTCACTGGTTACATGAAGGCAAAGAATTATTAAGAATGGCTAAAAAAGAAAAGATGAATAAAAGAGAAAAAGCAAGAATGTGGTTTGCACATAGAGGTATTAATCCTGATAACACATTTACAAACCCAGAGGATAGACAGTTTTCTAAACTTGACTTTCCACCAATACCAGTAAAGTATGATAATGCTCCATCTTTACAATGTCAAATAGACATCATTTCATTTTTAGTATATTCTCATGTAACGGTCATGTTCTGTGATCCATCAGGTCAAGAATGGGAATATGAAGGTGGAGCTGGTGGATTAGGTGCAGGAGACATCTCTGGAGAAGGAATTTTGAATTATGGTGATCTAGATACATTAACAACGGCAACAACCTTTGAAGTATCTTTTATAAGTGCTGATGGTGGAGGTACACAAGTATCATGGGGATCAAGTGGTAATGCATTTGCTGCAGGTGTTGGTGAAGGCTTTGGTGTCTTTGGTGGCAGCGGTGGATGGAAAAAGGTAGGATAATGGCAAAGAAAAAAGATAGCAGATTAACAAGAGCAGGGGTATCAGGTTATAATAAACCTAAACGTACACCTAATCACCCAAAGAAGTCACATGTAGTTGTAGCTAAAGTAGGTGACAAAGTAAAAACAATTCGTTTTGGAGAACAAGGCGCAAAAACTGCTGGTAAACCTAAAGCTGGTGAGTCAGCTAAAATGAAAAAGAAACGTGCTTCATTTAAAGCAAGACATGGTAAAAATATTGCAAAAGGTAAAATGTCTGCTGCATATTGGGCAAATAAAGTTAAATGGTAGAAATTATGACTGAGAGTGCTATTAAAAAACTTGGATTTAAAAAAGTAAATGTTACAGCAGAAGAATCTGGTAATACACCATATTACTTTTATGCATATAAAGTTGGAAATATAGAACTTATATCAAACAGTCATGATAATTTACAAGAAGATTCTTGGATCGTAGAGATCTTAGAAGGAGATATTCAGTTTACTACTTCAGCTGATACCAGAGATCTTATTACATTACTTGAACGTAATAAATTGCAATAAACTTTTTTTATTTAAACTTTTTTTATATTTTTGTTTTTATTAACTTTTAAAAACAGAGATATGTCAGTTAAAAAAATCAACCCAGAACTGCAAGATCATGATCCTCAAAAAGAAATGAGTAAAGAGGAAATGGCTGCAAGAAGAGCAGAAATCACAGAATTTTACAAAGACAATATACCTCATCTAACTATTCAAGCAGAATATGAGGCGCTCTTATGTGATATTGAAGAATCTAGAGCTAAAAGAATGCAAGCTCAGATGTTTATGGCTCAACAATACGCTAATCAAAATGGTCAGGGTGTTGATCCAAATTCTGAAGAAGGTAAAGCGTTTAAGGAAGCAATGAAAAAAGCAATGGAAGATGAGACAGCTTAAAATAGGTAGTAAAGGCTCAGATGTAGTTACTTTACAAAAGAAGTTAGGTATTTCAGCAGACGGACACTTTGGTCCTATCACTGAAAAGGCTGTAGAAAAATTCCAATTATCAAAAGGATTATTGGTGACTGGTGTAGTTGACAATGATATGTGGTCATTATTACTTAATATCACATATGTTGAAGATGATGCTATACTAGATGACACAGATGTGAGTGGTCAATACTTTAAAACTAGATTTGACCAGATTATCCATAGACATTATCTTCCTAAAGGAGAGTATATCAATGGACCAATCAAAAATGAATACATATTCTTACATCACACAGCAGGTAATGCTAATCCATATAGATGTATAGATCATTGGGGTAGAGATACCCGTGGACGTGTAGCTACTGAATTTGTATTAGGTGGTGTAAATCATAGAAATGGTAATGATGAATATGATGGTGTTATGGTTCAAGCATTTCCAGAAGGTGCACAAGGTTGGCATCTTGGTAAAACAGGATCTGGTTTTATGAACCGTCACTCAGTAGGTTTAGAAATATGTAGCATGGGTTACTTAGATAGTAAAACAAAAAAGACATATGTAGGATCTACCTGTCATGAGAGTCAGATATGTGAACTACCAGAGCATTTTAAAGGAAGATTGCATTGGCATAAATATTCTGATGCACAAATCAAAGAAACTGAAAAGTGGATTAGATATGTTGGTGAAAGAGATGGTATTGATATTAGATTAGGTTTAAAACAATACATTAAAAAGTATGGTCCAACAAAAGGATTTGAATTTCAAGAAGATGCTTACTATGGTAAAGTAAAAGGTTTATTAACACATACCAATGTAAGAAAGGATAAGTGGGATTGTTTTCCTCAGCCTGAATTTGTTGATATGATAATGAGTTTATAGATATGGCATTAGTAAATCAAGTAAGTCTAAAACATCAAGTAGATATCAATGTATCAATAAAGTATCAGATAGTTACATATTGTTTCTTTAATGATATACTAATAAGTAATTCTGATTTAAAGTTTTTAACTGAATTAGCTAAAAATAAAAATATTGAGTTGACTAAATTTTGTACTGAAACGGTAAACAATAACATATTTAAAAGTGCTCAATCAGCTAGAAATGCTATAACTAAAGCAGAAAAAAAAGGTTTATTAATTAAAAATGGACACAATAAAAAGACTATTGCTTTAAATCCAGAAATAAATGTACAGTCTTCTGGATTAGTTTTGTTAGATTATAAAATTTTAGGCAGTGAAACCAAAGAGTCACAAGGAGTTTAAAGACGGTATTGCTGATGAAGTAGGTGTTCATCCACAAGTAGTAGATGATTTTATTACTTTTTATTATGGTAAGCTTAGAAAGAAGTTATCATCTTTAGCTTATCCAAGAATAAATGTAGATGGATTAGGAACATTTTATTTAAGAAAGAATAAACTTGAAAAGGCAATATTAAAAAATAAAAGTCTTTTAGGTAATATAGCTAAGAGAACATATAATGGCTTTGCTAAGAGTGAGGATATACAAAATAACATTATCCAAATGGAAGCAGCAATGCAACAATTAGAAGAAGACATCAAAAACAAAAAAGAATTTAGAAATGGCAAAAAGTAAATGGTCTAAATATCTTGATGCATTTAAGAATGCTGATAAAATAGTAGAGGGAATTAAAAACTTTACTTTCAAAAAAGAGCACATTGAAGCAGTAGCAACTGATAGATTTCAGATTTGTATTAAATGCAGTTTATTTGATGCCAAAGGTGATAATTGCGTAGCACCAGGAACACAACCTTGTTGTGCAGACTGTGGTTGTAGTTTAGCTTTTAAAGTTAGATCATTATCATCAGAGTGTCCAAAAGGATTTTGGGATGCTTTGACAACAGAAGATCAAGAAGATTTAATTAAAAACCAAATAGAAAATGATAATTAATTATTACACAAACGGTAACGTAACAACAGTAGAAACTAATACAGCAGGTAGCTGGTGGTATACTACAATAACTCTTTAATTATGGCACTAAAATTTATAGAAGATGGTCATGTATATGAGAGCACAGATCAAGATAAAATAAAATGGTTGAGTGTTACCTCATTCATTGCTAAGTTTAAACCTAAGTTTGATAGAGAAGGACAAGCTAAGAAGTCCTCAAAAAATAAAAGGTCTAAATGGTATGGCATGACACCAAAAGAAATATTAGCTGCCTGGGACGGTGAAACAGAAAGAGCAATTAAGCTTGGAAACTTTTACCATAATCAAAGGGAAGCAGATATGCTTGATTTAAAAACAATTGGTAGACATGGAGTAGAAGTTCCTATCATTAAACCTATTGTTGATGATCAAGGAATTAAAATTGCACCAAATCAAAAATTAGAAGAAGGTGTTTATCCTGAACATTTAGTTTATTTAAAATCTGTAGGTCTATGTGGTCAAGCAGATCTTGTTGAAGTTGTTAATGGTTATATAAATATCACTGATTACAAAACTAATAAAGAAATAAAAACTAAAGGCTTTACTAATTGGGAAGGAATAACTAACAAAATGTACAAGCCGGTCAACCATTTAGATGATTGTAATTTAAATCATTATAATTTGCAGTTGAGTATTTATGCATATATAATTAAAAAGCATAATCCAAGATTAAAGATTGGTAAACTTACTATTCAACATGTAAAGTTTAAACAAGTAGGTGAAGATGCAAATGGTTATCCTATTAATGAACATGTTAATGGTGAGCCAGTATTAGAAGAAGTAAAAATTTATGAATTGCCATATTTAAAAGATGAAGTTAATTCAATTATTATGTGGCTTAAAGATCAAAAATAATGGAAGAATTTATAATAGCAGTAGAAGTACAATCACTAAAATCTAAAGTTCCAACTGATTTTAGGTTTGAAGAAACAAAAATAATGCTTAACTTAAATAGTGTAGTCTGGTTTAAGGAGTATTGGCACGTAGCCACGGATAAGTTTCAAGATAGCCATACTGAAGTACTAATTCAAGGTACGTCAAAACCAATAACATTAGTAATAGGCTATGAAGAATTTAAAAAGAAGTTTAACAATAAAAATAATTAATTATGCCAAATGGAGCTTATATTCCAATATTTGAAAGAGACTACATTGAACTCACACGTTGTTATCCTGTGCAAGAGTCAGGAACAGACAGTGCTGGGAATCCATATATAGAAGTAACTTATGAACAGTGTGGTCCGTTTTATGTAAATAAAAATGATATCATATGTGTAAATAGAATGTATGATTCACTGAGTGGAGATTTTATAGGTAACAAATCAGAGATATTTATAAAGAATCTTTTATCCCCAATAGTTGTAGCCCAATCATATACTTATCTTAAGAATATGCTGAATACAATAGATAACACAGACTTGATGCAAGATGGTTGTAATTGTCTTTAATAAATTTAAATTATGATAGTAAGATTATTTGATATACAAAACAGTAGAGTGGTGTTAACTGAACATTGTTATGCTTTACCATTTTTAAAAAGTATAATGAAAGAATATCCAGATACCCACATGTCTGTATATCAATATTTGTTTTATATGACATGTCCTAATCCAGATATGAATCCTTTCTTTAATCTACCAGAACATGAGAAAGAAGATATAATTATAGAAGAAATACAGCTTGAAGAATCTCCAGAAGATCCTAAGATTAGATATGCAATGGATATGTGTAAAAAGTTATATGAAACACCAACATATAGAGCTTATGTAGGTATAAAATCTATGTTAGATAGATTGGCAAAATATATGGAAGTTACAGCTATTGAACATGGTAGGGATGGAAATATAAATGCTATGGTAAATGCTGCTGCTAAATTTGAAAATATCAGGCAGTCATATAAAGGTGCTTTTACAGATATGAGACAGGAACAAGAAAGTTCAGTCCGTGGAGGTGCAGGTTTAGCTTATGATCAAATGTAAAATTAATTAATATGAAATGGATCTTCTGTTATTGGGATGAGCCAGAGTTTAAAAATGAAAAACCAAATAAAAATGAAACAAATAATTATACCAGTAGGAAAAAGACTACTAATCAAGAGAAAGGCAGCAGAAAGCCAAACTAAATCAGGAATTATTATACCCGAAATAGCACAGAAAAAAGAGTTTAAAGGAACTGTTGTTGGTGTTGGTGCTGAGGTAGAGGAAATAAAAGTTGGTGATGTTGTTCAATATGCAGAACATGCAATGCCTACACCTATGAAGCATGAAGGTGAAGAGCACTTACTTCTTCAAGCAGGGGATGTATTTGCTATCATAAGATATGAGTAGAATTATACCCACATATGAGAAAGGTGTTTGGACAACAACAGAATTTGAAAATGATCTAGACTTTAGAGAGTATTTAGAACTAATATTTAAAGAGCCTGGATTGTATAATTTTGATGAAACTGCATTACTTTTTAATGAGCAAGCTAGAGTTTTTAATGATGAAGGGTTTTATTGTAATAAACCTTTTAGATCTAAAGACTTTACTGCATATTGGGAAGATCAAAAAAATAAATGTAGACAAGGTGTAATTTATAAAAGTGGATCACAACAATGGTATCTCACAAGAGATTATTATATGTGGTTAAACTTTTTACCAATCTTTGACAAAGAAGAAAAGAAATACGGTTTTGCAAAAGTAAGAGATGCACAATATCATATGGCATTGTATGAGATACTTGCAGAATTAAATAATCAGCATTCAGCTATACTTAAAAAACGTCAGATAGCCTCATCATATTTTCATATGGCTAAGGTTATAAATCAGTATTGGTTTGAAGAGGGATCTATATGTAAAATTGGTGCATCTTTAAAAGATTACATAAATGATAAAGGATCTTGGAAGTTTTTAGAGGAGTACAAAACATTTTTAAATGAGCACACTGCTTGGTATAGACCTAGTAATCCAGAGAAAGTTTTATTATGGCAACAGCAGATTGAGGTTAAAGTAAATAATAGAAAAACATCTAGAGGACTCAAATCTAAAATTCAAGGTGCATCTTTTGAAAAGAATGCTACTACTGGAGTTGGTGGACCTTGTACTTATTTCTTTCATGAAGAGGCTGGGATTGCTAAAAACATGATGCAGACATATGAGTACTTACGTCCTGCAATGTCTTCGGGTATGGTTACAACAGGTATGTTTATAGCTGCAGGATCAGTGGGTGATTTAGAACAATGTGGCCCTTTGAAAGAAATGATCTTAAATCCTTCAGCAAATGATATATATGCTGTAGAAACAAATCTAATGGACGCAGATGGTACTATTGGTATGGCAGGTCTGTTTATTCCTGAACAGTGGTCTATGCCCCCTTATATTGATGAATATGGTAATTCTCAAATAGAAGAGGCTATTGAAGCTATTAAGATTGAGAGAGAAAGATGGAAGAATGAACTAAGTGGTGAACAGTATCAATTAAGAATATCTCAGAAACCTTTGAATATTGCAGAAGCATTTGCATATAGAAAGGAATCTATATTTCCTCAAGGTATTCTATCAAAACAAATGAAGAAGATTGAGGAGAAAGAATATGCATATGAACTTATTGAACTTGACAGAGATCAAACAGGTATAATTGCAAAAAGAACAAATAAACTTCCTATATCTAAATTTCCTGTAGATAAAAAAATGCAAGATAAAACAGGTAGTATAGTTGTATGGGAAAGACCTATACCTTCACCTCAATTTGGTGCATACTATGCATCTATTGACCCTGTATCAGAAGGTAAGACAACAACATCAGATTCATTGTGTAGTATTTTTGTATATAAAAATGCAACTGAAGTTACAAGACAATTACCTAGTGGAGACGTAGAACAGTTTATTGAAAAAGATAAAATAGTAGCAGCTTGGTGTGGTAGATTTGATGATATAAATAAAACACATGAGAGGTTAGAAATGATTATTGAGTGGTATAATGCTTGGACAATAGTTGAGAATAACAT